TATTGTGCAGCTTCAGCAGGTGCCATGTCGCGTACACCTGACAAGTTTTGCATAGCGAGCGTATCAAGGGGTTTTGAACCCTGCATTCCAGCTCCTGGAGCCTGTAATTCCTGTTGCTGAATTTGCGCATCCTGTAGAAACTGATTACGGAATACATTTGTTGGATCCGCGGCAGTCTTCAGCGCATCAGCTTCACGTGCACGTTTTTCCTCAGCTATCTTATAGGCTTGAGCACGTTGCTCTTGTTCAATTTCAGCTTGAGTTTTGCGACCCTCACCGGCAAGCCCATATTCTTGAGCACGTTGCTCTTGTTCAAGTCGATACTGATTTTCACGCGCTTCTTTTGCCAGATTAGCTTCTGCATCACGGGCTTCTTTCTCAAGGAGAAACCTGTTCTTGCGCTCTTCAGCTTCTAGATCCGCCGCTTGCTTGCGCCTTTCACGTGCTAGATCAACATCTAGAGCTTGCTTAGCTTTGTACTCATCTGAGAAATAAGTATCTACAAGCTCTGGATTAGCTTCAAATAATGGTGCAAGTTCTGGTCGCTTAGCCACAAGCTTTTGTATTGTAGAAGCACGCTTAGCATCCAGGGCCTTGCGTTCCTTACGCTCCATCATGGCAAGCATAATAGCATTTGCAGCTCCAGGTTGTCCCTGAAGATGCGAACCTGCCATCATGAGCCGTGAGCCCACATCATATTCTCTAAGCGCTTCTAGTAAGCCAGGCATGATTATTTACCACCTACCATTGACCCAATACCGCCTAGGATACCACCAATACCATTACTCGTCTTTGATTTTGATATTGACGTTGTAGGATTATGCGAACCTGTTAATGATTGCATAAGCACATCTAAACCAGTTTTGGGTGCACCAACAGTCTGACCAAAAGCTTGCTTAGCCATGTCAATGAGTTGCTGTTGCTGGTCTTGCTGCATCTGGCCCGCTTGGAGCTGGTTCTGCTGAAGCTGGTTACCAAAGCCAAAGCCTTGATTAGCACCAGATTGCAAGCCACCAAGACCCGCATTAGCATTATTCTGACCCATATTCCCTAGGAACTGGGCATTGTTGCTAAAGCCACCAGCACCAGCAGAGCCAAGTTGTGCACCCAGATTACCCTGCTGAGCGCCTAGACCCGCTAAACCCTGGGAAGCACCTTGTTTGTAACCCTGACCTAATTGACCAGCTTGACCACTGAGTCCAGCTAATCCAGATGTACCCATGCCAAGGTAATTTTGTGCATTTTGTTGTGCACCCTGATTTAGGCCTTGATAACCAGAAGTACCAAATTGTTGATTGGCAGTTCCCAATTGTTGAGCATTCTGGCCTAGATTTTGATAACCAGAAGTACCAAATTGTTGATTAGCCATACCTAGTTGTTGGCCACTTTGACCTAAATTACTAAGTCCAGAGGCTCCACCAGCTTGCTGACCTATCTGCATTTGTTGATTTGCTAAGGCAGCTTGCATTTTAGCGGCATTATCCGTTTGTGCAGCACTTTGAGCTTGCCCAAAATTCTGTTGATTTAGCGATGCCAAAGTCTGACTTCGTTGTTGATCAAAATTGCGATTATTCTCTGCGTTTTCAATAGCTTGTCGATCGCCACCAAAGGCATTTTGAGCTTGAGCCTCAGCCGCGATATTATTACGCTGTATTTTCTCCTGGCGACCCATTTCACCCATAGTTGCATCAATGACATTTTTCTGATATGGGTTCATATAAGGTTGAAGATTTTGACCTGCTAATTGTGCAGCTGCTATTGCTTGAGGATCAACACCGGCCATATCACCATAGGTTTTACCAGCTCGATTAGCTAGCTGGTTACCTGTCTGTAATTGATTTTGACCCTGATTTTGAGCCAGTTCATAGCCTTGTTTAGCTTGACCAAGCTGCTGGTTACCTGCCCTTACTTGATTTTGACCTTGATTTTGAGCCAGTTCATAACCTTGCTGGGCCTGGTTACCATAACCTCCAGATTGCTGTTGAGCTAAATTACTACGATCTAATGCCGAATGGTAACCTTGTGAAGCCTGGTTTCCCATAACATCAGAACGGTATGCTTGATTTGTGCCATACTGGTCCTGACCTGCAAACATATTACCAGCTTGATTATTGTTATAGTTACCTTGACCCAGGTTATACTGACCTAGGTTACTGAGGTTATTGTACATATCCTGAGACTGGCCTAACTGACCAGCCATACTGCTCATCATGCCTTGGCCTGCCTGCGCTAATTTACCGTAACCACTAAGTGCATCAGTATGCGCATTACTAGTTTGGTTTTGTAGCGATTGTCCGCCATAGCCTGGTTGACCGCCCATGGTTAGTCTCCTTAAAACCTGTTCATCAAACCAGGTCGACGCTTGTTTCTGTCATTAGCATACTCATTGCCCGCAAACGCTGGTTTATCAAATTGATTGCCCATATTCTGATATAGGCCGTCTGTACCACCCATTTGAGATGAACTTCCACCCATTTGTCGTGGACGCCTACTTTGGCTATTCATTGGTGGACTATCCATAGGAAGACTATCCATAGACATACGGTTCATGGCACTTGGAGGACTCATCGGACGACCCATAGGAGCTGATGGCATAGCAGAACCACCGCCCATAGGTATTGATGGCATATTGGTCATAGGCACTGAAGGCATAGCTGAACCACCACCCATAGGAGGCTTAGATGGAGCACCGCCCATTGGAGCTGAGGACGGAGGCATACCACCCATTGGGGAAGATGGCATAGGTCCTGGAGGCATACCACCCATTGGAGCTGATGGCATATTTGTTCCTGGTGCTGGCGCTGGAGTCGCACCTGGCGCGCCCTGTAATTGCTTAAGTACTTGTGGTCCACCGGCCATTGTAGTTCTCCTGTGTTAAAACTTTGAAAACAAACCTGGACGCCGAGGAATACGCTTACTACTTACACTATATCCAGGATCATAAGGCATTACACTCGGGTTATAGGGCATTGGAGGCATATTCATTGGAGCCATACCACCCATTGGAACCATACCACCCATTGGAGCCATACTATTCACTGGCGCTGGAGGTGCTGGAGGTGCTGGAGGTGGTGGTGGACGCGGTGCTAGTGGACGTGGGCGTGACACAGGTGAAGCTGGGTTCATAGCCATATTATACATTGACTCAGTGGCATTACCGCCGCCACCTTGGCCACCCTTACCACCTGGATCACCATTAGGCCCGTCGTTATCATTATTTGGGTTACCACGTTTACTACCACCACCACCATCAAGAGGCTTCAAATCCTTATACATTGGTGCTGGTTCACCTGTTTTTGGATCAATAGAAAAGCCCTTTATGTAATTCCATTGTCCAGGATTCTCTTTCTTAAATGTGTCCATAGCCTCGCTATAGAGATTGTGCGAAGACAAACCTCTAATATTATTAGTACCATAGGCCCTATCTTTTGGTAGATTTTTCCTTACGTCAACAGCCTTAGCACCTTTGCCACCAAATGCAGCAAACCAATCTGCGGCGTTCTGCATACCCGCTACTTGCTGTGGATTAAAAGATGCTATATCAGGACCCTTATAATGGGTATCCCCAACTTGTGCAATTTTGTCACCTAGAGCCAATGCTCGTTTAGCATAGGCACTATACCATGCAGGTAACTCAGTCTTGCTCGTGCTTTTGCTACCACCGCCCATGATTAGAGCTCCTTTATCATCCAAGTTTGTTTTGTGAGTTTCCAGCCGGGTGTATGCCGTTTACTAAAACCGGTTCGTGCTAATCCAGTTAGACGACTAGCACCTATATGTTTTGCATAATCTATTAACATGTCCTCGAGTGCATACAATGCCTTAAGACGACCACCTGCCACAAACACAAACAACGCGGTTCCTCTTTCGTGAGTATCAGCTTGTACAACAGCGAATGCTTCACCATTGTCAAACAGTACTCGTTCGTTTATAAGAATTGACTTCACTACATCCGTAAAAGTGCTTAGCGAGTCATTGCGCGCTAGAGCTTTTGCTATATAAGCAGCACAAATCTGCAAGCGCTCCAGTTTATACTGCAGCATGTCTGTGAAACCAAATCCAGGTATATCAGTTGGTGCATTCATGGCCGTACAACCTCTAACCTGGGATCTGGTGTTAACTGAAGCAACCACCACCGTGCTCGAGTTAGGTCTATTGTTAGAGCTGTGTTACTTGAGTGTGACAATCCTACTGTCAACACAGCACCAGAAGGTACAGCTTTACCTAACATAAAGATGCTGTAACTTTCACCACTATTCAAGGATACAGTTCTAGAAGCAGAGTACACTTCCACACCATTAGCATAGAATATTAGCTTCACAGAACTTGAACCACCAGGTGCTGCCACGAGAGGTAGGATTAAGAACAGGCCTACATTCATTACAAATATGGTCTGGAGATTGTTACCTACAATTAAATTTCCATGATGAATAAAGATTGTGTTAAATGGTATCACAGTTATGACATTTGATCCAGGAGCTGACCATGCTGCATCGGTGCCAGTTAGTGCTGCATGAGGAATACCCGCGTATTGAGGGAGTTCATACCGTCCAAGTGCATCGCCTAATAGTTGTTCAATGCGCTGATTTGTTTGGCGAGCACGTGCAGCAGAGTATTCTGGAGTAGGTATAGGTAATACCATCTTTCCAAAATCAGAACTCTTGCCTCCACCACCGACAATAGCCATTATCTACGCCCTCCAGCTTTCACACGCATGCGTAGTTTACCCACAATCCAGAAACTGTCAACTTCTTGATTTACACGCATTATAATTTGCCGCGCACGAAATCTGATATTTGAGTAACCTTTCGGACTAGTTAAGGATACGGGACCATAAGTACGTTGTGGAGCATTTGGTGCTTGGCGTAACTTAAAAAGTAGCGATGCAATTGGTGTTTCAGGCGGTATTGCTACACCTTCTATATCCGTGAAATCTGGATAAATACGATCGCATCGTGAGACTACATCACCTTCACTTAGCTCCAGTGCACCACTTTCAGCGAAAACAACTCCATTTCTGGATACACCATTTGCAGTCCAACCTTCCTCATGTTCGTACATTATATTGCCGTTACAAGCCAACGGTTTATCAGTCCAAACTGGATTTAACCATGCTGTTCTAGGTATATCACCTAGACTCCAATAAGGCACTTGGCTAAAACTCATTAAAGCATATCGATCAGCTTCATTGGCTGATTTAGATGGATACGAGAACCAGATTTCTTGAGCAAATTCATTATTAACCATGTGAAGTCGAGATGAAAGTGACAAGTTGGAGTCATAGAACACTTTACTGTGTACAGTGCAATCAATTGGTGTTACTGCGCCATCATACAACCAAAAATTGCTTATGCCAGCCCACATCGCGCCTCGAGGGAAACCAGCTATAGAATTCTTACTGAGACAGCCACTACGATCTGTAATCTGTCTACGTCCATAAAAATACGGTGGTCCAGTATACTCAATCATATGTACATCAGTATCTGTCAATACCAGTACACCGCCAGGTACACGAATAGCCGCTACAATCATGCCATCAGATTGTAGATCAAAACCACCCGCTGAATTGGTCTGCGTAGGTGTCCAATCTGTGATATTCCGCTGAGAACACCATTTAACCCTACGTGGATTATTTTCACCTCCTAATACCAATAAAAACTCTTCTTCGGTTGCAATAACCAGCGTATTGTCTATTGGCGCATTTAATACTGGCGCCGCAACAACAGCAGGTGTTGCTGGATTGTAACTGAACAGTCGGCCATCCTGAGAGTGAACTGCGACTAAAAGAGATCCAAAGTTATCCATTGACCACAAGCCGGTACTATCTAATCCCGCTGTATGATCTTTACCATAAGCACCTTGACCGTAACCAGAACGACCGTATCCTGAAATACCGCTTAGACTCCAGGCTAAGCCAGCTGGTGTAATGTTTCGTACAGTATATTGACTGGGTCCTACAACCTTGAAACTGAACAATTTATCTGAAGAACCCGCAGCACCCCAAGCTTCCTTAAGGTGATCGCGCCAAGAGAACATGTCTCTAATAGGCTGCGTAGCTGCACTAAACACATGCGTTTGTACCCAGCCACCAACTGGTGCAAGCAACTGCCTGTACCAACGAACCTGGTTACCATCAAACCATTTATTGCCAGTAGCGTACTGTGTACCGTCATGATGAAGGCCAGGCGGTAAATTCAGAATGCTAACGTTTTCGCCTGACACTAGACAAGATCTCCAGTTATTGACCAAATATCAGCAGCACCAGCTTTTGTCAAAACTGCTGCACCATATTGAGGCCCTATGCTTACAAGACCACTTTTACTTTGGAAACTAACACCAACTAAAGGTACAAAAGTAACAAGACCTGAACTTGTTCTAGTAAGGTTAATCTGTGCATTAGGAGGCCATTTAGTATTTGCCACTGTATCTATACTATATGTTACAAGTCCTGCAGCGCCTATACGTACATTAATGCCCATATCCGCTAACGATGCAATAGTATTAACAGTATAAGTAATTTGACTAAAGTAAGCTAGTGCAGATCCAATAATACTCTGAGACCAAACAGTACCAGGCTGGTTACCAAGGCTAAGACTGCTGCCTACAATTGTAATTACATTAAGTTGAAACCAAGTCCCATTATCTATAATTGATGTTACTCGTGTTTTAAAGGCCGCTCCACTACCTTCAACTGAAGTCTTAAAAAACAGAATATCTCCTGGTGCATAACGAGTTACTCGAAATATGTTACCTCTTACATCAGTTTCGTTTATAGCAATCTGTGTTGAAACATTTACAACAGTATTGTTAAATGCAAACTTGCCTACTCCTGGATCAACAGCAGTATTGGTACCTGCATTAAGACTATATACTACTGCATCTATATCCCATTTAGCATTGTTTGCTGTAGTCTGAGCAGCTACAGCTTTAGCGTCAGCGGTTACAGCTTTAGCATCCGCGGTATTTGCTGAATTCTGAGCAGCCACAGCTTTACCGTCTGCTGTTACAGCTTTAGCATCAGCTGTCGCCGCCGCATTCGAGACAGCTTTAACAGTGGTATCTTGACCGTCTAAATTGGTATTTAGAATCTGACCCCACGTGTCAACTTCCGTTGCAGGCGTTGGCTTTAACCAGCCATAATTGGGGGTAGCTATAGTAGACATATTAGTTTGCTCCGTACAAGAACAACATATTTGTAGCAGTGGTATTAGCTGCTTGAACCCTGACTGCTCGGACTCGCAATGTAGTACCTGCAGGCACACCCATAAAAAGTGCGCCAGCTGTAGTACCACCTGCAAAAATCACATGAACATTACCAGCTCCACCGACATAGATACCTGTAGAAATACGCGCTGTGGGATCAGTTGCAGCAGAATTAGTCGGTACAACTACCTCTGCATCACCAGCAGGACCGTCAATTCCTGGGCCTATATAAGTTTGTGAAGTGGGACGAATAGCCATTTTCTAGCTCCTCTGTTCAGGCGAGAATGAACGGTGATGCACGGGTAAGTATAGCCAGTAACCCGAGCAATATGATTATAACTCGTACGATCTGGTTCACATTATCAGGAACACCCATTGCAGCAAGAGCTGTTTGAACCGCCCAAAGTACCACAACCACAACCAAGGCTACGATACATATAAATACGAGAAGACTCACGATCTCATTCATTTCTTAGTTCCTTGTCCTGCCGAATACGCTAGTGCACTAGTAAGTAACGTTATGAACACTTCACTTAGCTTACCATCTGGGCAAGTCGTAGCGCCCATTATACATACGGCAATCGTGCCTATAGCTGCTAACCCGTATATAGCAAACACACCTGCTACAAGGTAAAAAGTAGCTCTTACCATGTCGAATGGAGGTTTGTTTTCCATTGAAAACCACAGCTATCTCCACATAGTGATTTCACGTTTCAGAGGCGTAGAACCCATTTTAGAGTTCTTTGCCACATTATTAGAGGCCTCGAGTGCTTGCATATAAGCGCTTTCCCATACAGGAATACGCTCATCCTCAACAATAAATTTGGACACCTCAAGTGCGCAAGCATATAAGAGCACATCTGCATGTTTGGTACTAAAGACATTACTATTCACTGTAGCACTCAACGGCGCTACTTGAGTGTAATAGTAAAGAAGGACGTTGGAGGCAACTGTTGCTACAGGAAACAGCAAGAGTTTATTGCCTTCAATACAATAGAATTTAGGTTGTTCACCTGAATTTGCACCAGTAGCATTAAGACTCGCTACTAATTTCTGGAATTCATTGAGAGCCAGGGTAACCAGAGGTACACTATTTGTACCAGCTACCACAAGACGTACACGATTGTAATTTGGTGCCGCGGTAGTTAAATCAATGGGATTAGCATTCACTACCGGAATAGTGATGTTGGCTTCCATCCATTGAGAATTGAGCTCACGGTTTAAGCGGAGCTCTGCGAGGGAAATACATACTTGTATACGCGCATCAGACATGTCATCGACGTCGCACCAATCTTTTACGAGCGCTATCCAGTCGATGTACGTTGTAGGAAATGCCATCTTTGTTATCCTAAGAAAGATGGCCCCTGCGTTTGCGTCGCGGCCTAGTGTAAGCAGTGGGGAAGATCAGATTTTAGGCACTGCTAGCAGATATGGATAGTCACGTTCCAAACGTTTTATAACCTCAGGTCCAGCACCTGGAGCTAGAGCATTGAAACCTTCTAATAACCATTTTTCAATGATTATCGTAGGTATCTCACCGATCTTACGCCATCTTGCAGGAGAGGCTTTATAGGCCTGCTGATCCTGATTATTGCGCAATTCCTTAAGATAATCGAGCAAGGGTTCCACATCCTCTGTATGCTGGATATGGTACTTCCCATGCTCGAAATGATCGGTTGAGACACGCGCCATGTTAGGGTTTCTCGTGAGGCTTTTGTGTAGTTGTTACATGAGGATCTTTACGAGCCTCTTCTTTATGAAGCTTTTCCTCTTCTTTACGAAGCTCGGCTTCTCGAGTCTTGTCACCCTTCTTGATTGCCTCAACGATGGCTTCACCAATTTCTGTAGCTTGGTGTGAGCGAACTGGCCGCGGTGGATCAACATGCCTCGACAATGGAGTATCGGGTGGTACGGCTTCAGCATGGCCCATTTTCACAAAGAAATTGGCACGCCCTTCATCAGTCAGATCCACGATACTGTCGGGCCCATACATTGCATCGTTGTGCAACGATGGTTTGAGTAACTTAATGCGCATGGCTTTCTCCTTAATTAAAGGTACTCATAAGAAAGTGGGGAACCAGAGGACATCATCAAGGGGTCTCGATTTACTGGTTCCCCACCTCACATCCAGCTAAACGAGGAGTAAAGCTGGACATTCAATTAGGGTTGGACATCCGCAAGAATACCACACGCCGCTTCGTTACCAACAGTGAGCGTGTATTCGCAAGAAACGAGCCTGTTTTCAGTGAGACCCGTTTTCGCAAGCACTTCCTGTTTGGTAGTCTGGCCATAGTCGATAGAGATCTTGTCGGGATCGATGATAAAGCAATCACGCGACCTCTGGAAGCGATCAGGTACAATCTGCACTGTACCAAAGTCGCTCTGATAGATCTCGACGCTGTTGATGAGCTTGTTGCTCGCGCCATCACTGTACTTGGTGGTATAGCCGGTGAACACCTTTGAAATGGTCCGTTTGATGTCTGGACCAACAAGAGCATACTTAGGCTCGCCACCACTTGTCCACACAGCCTGGATCACTGTATTGAACAGATCTTCTGTAATCGTACGCAGAACACCGTCAACAGCTGCCGTGGTGGGGTAGCCAGTGGTAACACCCGACAAGATAGGATTGGCACCGGGAGCCGCACCTCGAGACACATTCGTCATAAGGAACGATGGTAGACCAGCCGCCTGGCGTACTGTGGCACCGACCGCAGCACCTGGAATAGCAGGTACCGACGCCAAAAGCATGGTCTCACGATCACGCTTGAGTTCCTTCATCGCGTACGCCAACTGCTTGGCGAGCTTGTTGATGTCTGCGGCACCGTCGACCCATTCACTGGTAGACGACACTTTGACATTCTTGATACTGATCTGCGTATAGTTACCGCGGCGTAGAGCAACCGTAGGCGCCTTAACCGGCGGTGCATCCTCACCTTCAGCAACTCGGTTCGAACCGTTTACAGCGTTCAAAGCTGTCAGAGGCCACTCATGATAAGTGTTCTCTGCTTTTCCCTGATCGGCGATCATGCTCGTGAACGGAGTTTCCGTCGGCGAGATCATGTTATCAGCGTTCATGAGATCTTCACGAATTGTCGTGAGATCATAGGTTTCTAGAGCATTAGCTGCGACAGCCATTGGTTTAGGCCTTCCGTCTGTTTGGATGCATTAGCAGCGTCATAGCCACATCTTCTGGGCGACCACTTGCTTGTGCACGTTTCAGTGTAGCCTCTTCCTTCAACTTAGAAGTACTAGAGGCCGGTTTACTATTTTGAGTTCTCATGGTCTTTGTGGGACCTACAGAACCAACATTCCCAGCTTTACGTTTAACGAGCTCGCGATATTTGGCGGCATCGTGAAGAACCATAAGAGCCCTGTGATCCATAACGCTCTGAAGTTCTTGCTCCGTAAAGCCATATTCAATGGCTGCCGACGTGAAGCGACCCATAAGGGCTTTTGCCTTGGTAGGATCGGACATATCTGGCAGTTTGCTCACGAGTAAGTCAGCCTGATCTTTAAGGTAAGTTTCCGTAGCCTGGGAGTACAATTGCTCCTGCTCGGCGTTTACCCTGTTGATTTCTGCACGTACTCGGTTCTGCTTGTCTTGCATATCACGCATTTCTTCGCGCTTCAATGCAAACTGGAGGGGATCCGCTTGTTTAAGGCGTTCCCAATCGATATTCGGCTGTGAAAAGTCACTAAGGACCTGATCCAACTGCTGTAGCCTGGCTACTTGCTGCTGATTGTAGTTGTAAAGCTGAACAGTTTGTTGTTCCGCAGCTACTTTTGCCTCTGTAGCTTGCTGAATACGCTTTTCAATGAATTTCTCACCTGAATAGCTGTCACGGAGCTGTTTCAGTGTGACTTTGGATACCTGACCATCGACACGGACTTCATGCAATGCTTCATCAACATCATCTGGCCCTTCTTGAGCGTCATCCTCAAGAAGGTCATCTGGACTTAAATCATCCGAATTTGTATCTGCTACATTATCAGCAGGTACAGAAACGTCAGCGTTAGTGCCATTATTACGATTAGCACTAGGTTTAGGTAGTTTGTCAAAGAAACCTTCCAGTAATTGCGTAGAGATTTCTTCGTTTGCTCCCAAGTTCTCATCAGGCATTATCCAGATCCTTTGATTCACCCTCGGCCATTACAGCCTCATTAGCCATCGAACGCAGTTTATCGAGCAAGCGCTCTAGACCCTGGTTTTCATTGTATATGTCGTCGCGATCTTCACTGACATCTGCATCGAGCATAGCTTCACCAAGGTCTGCACGTATTGCAGAAACAGCATCCTCGAACAACGGATTGTCAATCAAGGTCTTGATGGCTTTGCATGCATTAAAACGTTGTTCATTGTTCATTTTTCTCTCCCTACCATGTTGCTGGCGTTTTCTCTCGCTACTTTGACTTTTGCTGCGGCATCCATACCAATCTTCTCTGATTGTACTGCAAAATTTTGATTGGCTTCATCACGTCTAGCATCAACCTCCCATTGAGCTATGGTTAATTTGGTCTGCATCTCGGCTTGGAGCTTAGCAAGATCAAGCTCGTGTTGCTGTTGCATTTCCGCAATAGCTTTCTGTTGCTCAGCCTGGAGCTTTTGCAAGTCCATCTGACCTTGCTGCTGCAATTTAGCAGTCTGTATTTGAAGATCCGTCTCAGCTTTAACCTTTGCTGCACCAACGACATCAGGGACTGGAGGAGGTGGTGGTTGCTTAGCGGCTTCTGCAGCAGCGGCCTGTTGCTTAATTTGCGCATCAAACGCGGCAATGTTCTCTGGGCTCACAAACGGGAAGAAATCATTGACATTCTTGAGGCCTGACAATCTTAAGGTCGTTTTGAGCGAATTGCGTACGTTTTCCCAACCACATAAAGGATTAGTCAGACCATATTGAGTCATCAACTGTTGCTGAACACCCATAACCAGCTGCAAAGATTGCTGTTTTTCATCAATGCGACCGTTTCCTAGGCCCACATTGATATTGATGTTTATTTGGTCATGCCACAGGCCTGGATTAACCATACGGTATCCAGAAGGCGTCTTAATTGACTGCTCACCCTTGAGCTGATACATAGCTGTACGCAGAATTGCCTGAAATAAGTCCTTTACGCCAGTTTCTGCTATGTTACGAGCCATCATTTCAATACGGCTATCAGAACCTTGCACAGCTGCATTGGCTGCAATTCTGGACGTAGCCTGCAGAGCATTTGGATCGATGCCTTGCGACAGCTTTGTTACACCTGAACGGGTTTCACTGACCTGATGGAGGTACTCAAGAACAGGTAGAGTCTGACCCGCTACAAATGGAGTAACCAGTTCGTTAATTTGGCCTACACTCTTGACTCGAATAATGGCACCGATCTCGTTATTCTTGACGTCCTCAAGATTAACTTGGCCTTCATTAACTTCCGTCCTGGGCGAGTTTACGAGTGCAACATTATCGAGAATGGATCGTGTAATAGCAGTTAAGGCATCTTGATCCTGGATTAGATCTTCTGCCAAGCAAATAGGGAACATCACATGCGGTTGAAGATCTGTGACGAATATTGCCAATGGTGTGCATTGCACAACTTCATCTACCAGTATCTCATTCGTAGCACCTACACAGATCAGATGACGTAATTCAGCAACCTCATCACCATCTGCATCTATGCGCAACCAAATCTCAGATATAGTTACCTGCTTAGCTGTATCATCTGTAGTGGAATCAGCGTAGTCTTGAGGGTCAAACCCAAGACGATTTTGACGTTCCTGCTCTAACGTCCCTGCATCGTCCGTAGTATGACCCTCAAGATCG